GTTGTTGGGGAAATTTGTCGATGGAAAAGGTCTTGCCGTCGAGAGGACCACACACCGGGCAGGTTCTCTCGTCATTCATGGCCATCCATTCAAGTCTCTGAACACCGACGCGCTCATGGAACTTGAGTCTTCCCATGTTGTGCGCTCTCAAGACTTCAGTCCGGGCAATCATTTCCATGCGGTACTGCGCCTTGCTGAACACGCGGCTGCCAGCCTGTCTGAAGGAGTCCTTGTCGATGATCACCTTGCCAAGGTCCCGGACAATGTCATCCGCACCTTTTCCTGTGGCTATCCCGCTCAGGATTGTCCGCTTGATACCATCTGACAGCTCACGATGGACATCACCGGCAAGCGTCAGGTTGTACTGAGTCATGAAGTCTAGGGCATTGGTGTCGACGATGGAGAACACTTTGGTGGCCAGTTTGTCGATGCCATCAGGCTTGAAGTCGGCATAGAATGGCAGTGATGCGGATGTCAGTTCGGTAATGCCCTGAGCGATACCGCCCTTGAACGCATCCTTGGTGCTTTTGCGGAAAACAAGCGTCTGATCCCGCTTCAGCTGGCGCAAAACATCGTCCAGCTCGCCCTGCAGCTTTTCCAGACCTTTCAACGCAGCCAGCTTGTTGTCCGGCAGAGATCCCAGACTGCGGTATTTCAAAATGGCTTGAGCCACTTCCTGTTCAGCCTTGTTGAGGGACTGAGTCAGTTGGGCGGTAATGGAATCGTTGTAGCGGTTACGGGATTTCAGGCTTTTGAGCGTTGCCGCCTGAATGCGCTCTTTAAGGTCGGAGGGCATGATCAGGATTTCCGGCGGTCAATGAATCGACAGGCCGGGGAATCGAAGGTGCGCTCGCTGTTGTGTACCCGGCAACGGTTGGAATCGGGATTGAAGTGGCTGCATTCATCACACAAGGAAGTTGCCGCCGTTGCTTCCAGCTCCTCGGAATAGTGATGGTGGGCCTCAGTATCGAGATCATTACCATCAGCGGGAATGCCGAGCATCTTTCTGGCGCTGGGCACACTCATGATGCCAGACACCACCATATCGACGACCGGCTTTACCTGTTTTTCATCCATCAGGTCGATGTTCTTGCGCTCGGTCTCACGGTTGGCGGCCTCGATATCAGGGTCCAGATCCATCTTGAGCTGCAGGCTGGAACGGCTGATCAGTTTACGGTCATAGAGTTCGATGAGCAGCTTCTTGAAGTCGACGGCATCGCTGGGGTCGAGGTCGTTGAAGATGAACTGCAGGGACTTGTCGGCGTGGCCTTTCAGTTCCATCCAGTCATCGAAGACCCAGTCGAGCAGTTTGCGGGCGGCCTGTTTGATCTCCCGGATCATGACCATCATCTTCTGCATACTCACAGAGGCCGTGGCAAAGTTGGGACCGTCGCCGGTAACCAAGGACCGTGAAAGGCCCAGCGCCACCACAATGTCTTCTTTGACCTCCTTGACCTTGTCCTCGACGTTGAGGACCTGGCCGTCGGTGCCGTGAGTTTCCACATTCACATAAAACGGGACCACAAGGCCGCTTTTCATATCCATCTTGTTGACCATGTCGCGGACCTGTTCCAACATTCGCTGGTCCGGCATTACCATCTTCTGTCCGAAGGCACCGCCCACTTTGAGCAAGCGGAACGGCGTGGCCCAGCGCTTGGCAATAGCCTGTTCGGCTCGGCGGTAGTCACGCAGCAGTTCGATGGCCTGAAAGGCAGGCAAAACCAGTGAGTTGCCTCTTGGTGAAAAGCCCGGGGCATCCCATTTCAGGTGGATGACCTGATCCACCGGAAGGTCGATGGGGTCGCTGGCAGAGCCTGAATCTTCGGCATATTGCTTGGCTTCGATAAGCTCGCCTTGGGCATACTTCACCTTCACCGAAACCGGATTAACGCACACCACTTCCTCGATGTCTTGACCGGAAGTTGCATATCGTTTGAAGCCGACAGCATCGCCTTTGACCAGCAGCTGAAGGATCATGTCCTTTATGAACTCCGATACATCGAGTCGCCATGCGGCGTTGACCGCATCATCTTTCAGCGTCTCGTCATCGCTGGTGATTTTGATTTCATCACCGACCGCAAAGGTGCGCCATGAATTGACGCAGTTCTTTACCAGCGGCTCTTCGACATAGTACTCCCAAGCCTTTCTGGCTCGCTCTTCCCATGTGGCCGGAACCGCGTCAGACGCGTTGACCTTGCTGAAGGCTGAGGCGTCGAGGGCTGCCGCTGCAGCCATGGGCACAATGGCATATCCATTGGATTCGTTGTCAGGCTGCACGGTATCTGGCTGGGCGTTTGTATCCACGTAATCCTCTCGGGTTATTTCCGGTTTAACGGCCGCACATCTCCCCGCTGTGGGGCGATCACGGCAACACTGGGGTTACTTACCGGATAGAGAGGAAAAACGTCGGAAAGGCGGGTTAAATAAAGACCGGCTCAGTCAGAACAGGCTTGAGCCAGACGGTCTCTTCACCGGCAAGGTCGAGGTTGCCTTGCTCCCGAATGAGCATGGCACAGCGGACCGCGTCGATGATGTGGTCGTTGCCTTTGGAGTAGATGATCTTACCGTCCCGCAGGGTGTACGTCTGGGTGGTGAACTGGTCTTCAATTTCCAGATCGTCTGACGGGAAGATGATCTGTTTGCGCTGGAGGGCACCGTTAATCAGGCTGGTCATCAGCTCTTTTGTCCGCTTCTTGATCTCCTTGCCATCGCGGATGGTGAGCCGGGTCATGCCGCCGAAGTCGAAGCCTTTCAGTCGACCTTCCAATTCCAGCTCTTTGTATTTGTCGAGAGTCAGCAGTTCCTGCACGACGGCCAGACCGTTACCGCCATTGTCCACACCGATACCCGCCGGAGTGAAATAGCGCTCGAGCAGTGCGATGGTCTGGGCAATGTGCGGATACGAAACATGCTCCATGTGAATACGCAGCACCAGCTTCAGGATGCTGCGATCACCCACCTCAGCTTCCTGAAAGATAACCAGCTCGGTCGGGTCATTGGTATATCCAAGGTCACCGCCAATCCAGAATAACCCGGTTCGGGGCGTGAGGTTGAGCAGCAGTTCAAGCCGGTCATAGGCGGCTTCCTCTGTTTCACAATCACGCAGCTCGGTATCGGTGATGGTGACCTTCTGATATTCCAGTAATTCCTGTCGGCAGAGATTGAACTGCTCCACATTGAACGTTCCGTAGGAAGGCTTCCCGTGTTCCCCGGCAACCTCATGCTGCCAGCCCGAGGTGTCTTTGCCGCCATAAAACTCTAACAGCTCCGATTCACGTTCAGCGGTCCAGAACGGGTTGAGCCATGAAGCCCAGCGAAACACCTTGAATTGTTCTGACAGGGTCAGTCGATAGTAGGTGGTGTTTCGCAGGCCATTGGGGGTGGAATAGATTTTCAGGCGGCCGCCTGTTTTCAAGCATTGTCTGAGCGCCTTCCATGCACGCTCGGAAAGCCACGCGCCTTCATCTACCCAAACCCGGTCTACATGAAGCGAGCGGAATGCATCGCCATACGCACCGGCCGGACGGAAATAGATCACGGAGCCATTGGTAAACTCCAGTCGGAAGTATGGCTTCCGGGTTATTTTGGGTTTGCCGTATTTCGAGATGGCAATGCTGTTCATCAAGTCTTCATTGTGATCCAACTGGTACTCGATTTCTTCGATTACGGTGTCGAGATGTCCCTGATGAGGAGCGGCAATCAAACCCTTTCCACCGCGAGTCGTGAAGGCATAGTGCAGTGCATCCGTTGAGAGCACGATCGACTTGCCAACATCACGGCCATCGAGATGGATGATGTTTTTGTGGGAGCAGCGGAGGTCTTCCTTCTGATGGTCCCAATACGACCGTGCCGAACCGTCCCGGTTGTAGAGATATGCTTGTCCCCACAAAACCGGGTCACGGAGTGTTTCGGCCAGTCTGCGCTCCTTATCAGAGACACCCATCAATTCATTCCTTTGCGGATGGCAATCCCAAGAACCGATGAGATCAGCTCTGTGAGGATCTGCTGGACCGCCAATGTGTTCGTCCTGTTACTTACAGCCTCCTCGATATCCAGAATGGCCTGATCGAGCTCCTGCCATTCCACGTATTTCTGCTGGGTGGCTTCCATACGTTCGAATGCGTCATCTATGCGCCCGGCCGCCAGCTCAGAGCCGATATCGACCAGTGCCTGTCCGGCCTCCCGGATCGCATCGCTGTTTTGTTCGAGTATTTGTTTCATTGTTCACTGTCCTCCGGATTTGTGTTCGCCCAGCTATCCAGTGAATCAATGGCCTTCTGCAGACGCAGGCCGATTCCGACCAGACGCTCTGCATCTGGGTGGTTGGATTCAACCAGAGCTTTGTTTGCCTCCCGGACATATTCCGGGGTGTAGCGGTTCAGGGTGGATGTTGCCGACTGAATCTGCTCAGGCGGCCTGTACGTGGCGCAGCCAGCAACCATACCGGCCAGCGTCAATGGGATTACCCATTCGAGTGCTTTCTTTAACAT